GCGTCGGCCAATGCGGTTCAAGGAGCTATTTGGGCAATTTACCCGACACTTGCCTGGTTTATCATTCGCACGTTCGAAATCGTGCGCCAATATTTTGATCGATTCTATATGATGTTCGACCCCAATCCTGTGAACGCAGGGTGGGTATCAGTAGGATACGTGATTGCGCTGGGATGTATTGTAGGAATCTACGGACTTTCCTATAACTCTCACAAGGCTGTCTGTATAGCCAGCATTGACGAAGTTGCTCAATTTAAGAAGAATATGTTGGATCGTCAAGTTGAACATGATCGGACAATCAAGGCTGCTCAGGAATCAACTCCCGCGGTCACGGTTGTATCCAAAAGTGAACGATCAGATAAGAAGCAACCGCCAGCAAAATAATCCACCACCATAGCGGGAAAACGGTGGCTCCGCGCCGTCCTGTTCCAAACTCCCTCACCTTTCCTCCGTCAAAGACCAAGGCAGGGCGGAAGTAGAGGAGCGCAGAGACGAGAAAGAGGTAGATCGTAAGCATCCATACTCGAGGATCGCTGTCCAAATTCATTGTATGAAGATCGTATTTTATTTACGTTCTCCATACAATGGCGTTCGTTCTGCCTACCCGCAAGGCATTTGCGGACTACATCGCACGAATATACTTGAAATACCGCAATGACCCGTCGGCCGACGATGAAGGTGTAGATCTGTGTCTCCAACAGACATCATCCAAAACTACTCGTGAACTCCTGCCATACCAGAAACTCGTGCGTGACTACCTTCTTCTAGAAAGTCCCTACCGCGGCCTGCTGGTTTACCACGGTCTCGGTTCAGGAAAGACCTGCTCGGCCATCGGTGTGGCCGAATCACTGCTGTCCACCAAGAAAGTATTTATCCTCCTTCCCGCCTCTCTTCAGAGCAACTTTCGGCAGGAAATAAGGAAGTGTGGAGACCCGATCTATACTCAGAACAATTTCTGGGAAACACGGACTTTGCGTTCAGAAGCTGATAAGCAGCCCGCTCTTGCCATGGGAATCTCCGACGAGTTCCTGAAATCACAGGGACGCTATTTTGTCACAGTTCCCAACCAAGCCTCCAATTACAATACCCTGCCTCTCGATACGCGCAAAGGAATTGATGCCCAGATTGAAGACCTGATTGATTCTCGCTATAATTTCATTAACTACAACGGTCTCAACGGAACAAGCGTGAAAGCCCTGATTCCTGAAGATGATCCGAAAGAGTCCAAGACGTTTGAGAACAGTGTTGTGATCATTGATGAGGCACACAACTTGATTTCGCGTGCCATCAACAAATCCGATATTGGTCGCAGGATTTACGATGCTATCTACTATGCCAAGGATTGCAAAGTTGTGGCTCTTTCGGGAACTCCTCTCATCAATCGCCCAAACGAAATTGCCTTTCTCCTCAACCTGCTGCGTGGACCCATTGAACGCCTGATGATTCCTGTGAAAGAGTTGCCTACATGGGACGAGGCGGGAATGAAGACCTTTTTCAAAGCCATTCCCGAAGTTGATACTATTGAATTTAACAGTGTGAAGCGCTTGATTATGGTGACTCGTAATCCTAACCATTTCAAGTCTATCTACAATGAGGCAGGAGATCGTATTGCTGTAAAGTATGATGAGACTGTGACATCTAAGACGGCAGGAGATTGGGTGGATGGACTGCGGAAATCGTTTGCCGACAAGTTCCCTGGCGGAGTTCTGGCGGCTCGCGAATACATTCAGAAAGAAGCCCTCGAATGTCTGCCTACTGACTTCTCGGAATTTGTAAATACGTTTATCGACGGTCTGGATGTCAAGAATGCCCTGTTGTTCCAGAAACGTATTCAAGGTCTCGTATCCTACTACAAGGGCAGCGATGAACGCATGCTTCCCAAGAGAACGGACGATGACAAAATGATTGAGAAAATTGAGATGTCCGATGAGCAGTTCAATCGCTACCTGGAAATGCGCCACAAAGAGATTCAGATGGACTCTCGTAAATCAGCCAAAGGACCCAGTTCTCTCAATCAAGATTTTTCTACTTATCGTGTGATGTCGCGTCTTGTCTGTAACTATGCCGTTCCCTCCGATCTGCGCGGAGCCAATCTGGAAACAAACGAAGATACTGCTGGCACCGACGATGATAAAGCGGCTGTCCTCGAGAAACTGCGACTGGAACCTGACAAGTATCTCCGCGAGGAAGGGTTGAAATCGTATTCCCCGAAAATGCTGAAGATGCTGGTCAATATTAAGGAAACAGGAACAGTGAACCAACTCATCTATTCTAACTACCGCAAGTTGGAAGGACTAGGAATTATCAGTGCTATTTTGGATGCGAACGGATACCAGCCTTACCGTATCGTGAAAGTGGACGGAAAGTATGTGGAAGATCCTACTCTAGATCCCAAAAAGCCCGCATACGCGTTCTATACAGGCGAAGAGAAGAAGGATGTCAAGGAGATCATGCTCCATATCTTCAATGAAGATTATCGGACCTTGCAGTCTGTTTATCCTGAACACGTGCAATCTATGAAAGAGAGTATTCTCAAACGTGGCGGCGAGAAACTGCTTTGTGTCCTGATGATTACGGCATCGGGTGCTGAAGGTATTAACTTGAAGAATGTTCGTCGTATCCACATTTCCGAGCCGCACTGGAACCCTGCACGCACAGACCAGGTGATGGGTCGCGGTATTCGTCTGTGTTCCCACGCCACTCGCCAGACTCTGGGTGCAGGTGGAACAGTCAATGTAGAAGTTGTTCCCGTAGAAGAACGAACGATCCGCATTTCCTACTACATTTCCGTCTTTACCGATGCTCAGGCGAAATCGTCTACTGGGTTCAATATTGTATCCACTCGTCGTGCCGATACGGCTCCCAAGAAATACGATATGAAAGCGGCAGGTCGGGCTCCCGAAGCCTTCATGACATCCGATGAGTTTCTGTATGAGATTTCTTACGAAAAGGAAAGGATTACCAGCGGCATTACGCGTCTCATCAAACAGGCCGCCGTGGACTGTGAGATTCATCGTAAACTCCACAGTCGCGAGAAACCCCTGCTTCAATGTCTGCGCTTCGACAGTTCCGTGAAAGCCGAAGATCTGGCCTCAAATCCTGATATCAAGAAAGATGAACGTGATGCTTCCTATCTCCGCAATGTGATGAAGCGGTCGCGACGGCTCCAGCGAATCAAGGTCAAGGACTTCGTGTTCCTCTATGACCCCGAAACCCATGAAGTATTTGACAATTCGGCTTTTGGAGACAATGAGCGTCTCCTGAAACTGGGGATGATGAAAACCAACAAGATAGAATTCTTTACTTATGAATAATGGCTCATACGAGGGGAAGAAGGAAAGCCCGCACACCTCGTAAATTCCCTAAAGAACAGGTTCAGAGCGCAGGCGCCGACACCCCTGTCCCCGCAGCAGTCCCCGAGATGGATTACCAGGCTATCATCAAGTCGCACAAGCTCAAGCAGGTGATTGTGAACCCCAAGAGCAAGTTTGTAGTGTGCACTTACTGGTGGGGACGAGGAAACGCCAACAAAAACTACCTCCGTTTCGGCGATGAGACCACAGATCAAGCGATCAAGGATGGGAAGCGTGTGAACTATGCCTGCACGGGCGAGTTCATTGAGCAGATCAAGGAAGAAATCATTGAAGAGATTCGGGAAGAAGAGGAAGAGGAGCAGGCGATTGAAAAAGCGATTGCGGATGGGATGTTTGATGAGGAACGTGAATTCTACGAAATTTCGAAGGAGCGTCGTATCGCTATTCTCAAGAAGTATCCCCTGAAATACGACAGGAAGAAGGTTGATTCCATTCTTGCCCGCCCTGATATCCAGAAGCGGGTATCCGAGGGAATGAAGCAGAACGAGATCCGTATGAAGGCTGAGGGGAAGGTGAAGCACGAAGCCACAAAGTTTGAGGATATGATTGATACGTGGATCAACATGTGCAAATCTGTGGGTTGCAACTATATTGTGGAAGAGTATCCTGAATTTGCTTTTCCTGGAAAGTATCAGTTGGCTATTAATCTCAAACCCCTGTTTATCAAGGAGGCTCTCCTGACGGCAGGGGCACAGGGTCGTGGAGTTCTTTACATTGACGGAGACATGACGATCAAGCGTTACCCCGATCTTTTTGATATGCCCTCGGTAGATTTCATGGCTCGCGGATGGAATGTGGATCCCCGCGGAAGCATGAATTATCTCCGTGACGATGTATGCTTTGATCCCTATATTTTTGAAACGTCGGGAGGCACAATGTATTTTGCTCCTACTCGTCAGGCGATTCTGCTGTTGAAGCAGTGGGGTAAAGTGTCGGCTCAGCCAGATATGCAGGGTAAGGCCGATGACCGTATTCTCTCGATGGTGTTCACTACTGGTCGGCAGAATGAGGCGATTTCGTCTATTCAATTACCTATTGAGTACTTGTGGCTCAATGACGCCTACGATTTCCAGAAGAAGGAGGATGTTATGCAGGACCGCATCTATATTGAGCATCCTGCGTGCTTAACAGCCGAGGAAACTGCTAGGGAACAGGGAGCGTCGGCCTCGCGTGAACCACCAAAGTATGAGGAAGTAGTCACAGATATGATTGACTGCGCCCAGCCTGGTGGAGTGTTTTACGAATACATCTTCTTCACGGAGCGTCGGTTTGTGGAATCGTTTGAGCCGTACCTGAACTATCTCCGTCGGGCCAAGAACAATAAGGGCGAGCCATTCTACAAGATCGTGGGATTTGAAGAGCATTATGGTCGCTACAACAAGGTGGCCTACAAGAACATGGAAAAGTCCAATGCGATTGATGTGAAAACTCTTCCTGCTCCCGAAATGTTGGCCAAGCTGCCGCAAGATACAACGGTCCCAATGATCATTGCATGCTTCAAGAACGGTAATGATGTCCTCATTGGCGACTACCAGGGTACCTATTCTGCAACCTACGATCTCATGGCTGAAAATATCGGCGATCAGAATCTTACACCGTATCAGCGGAAGATCAAGCTGGATGTTACTAAACCAATTTACATGTCGGGTCTGAACCCTGTCCTGATTCATCTCCTGATGATGTGTGAGACGCTGGAGGATATTAACCAGCATTACCACGAGAGTTTCCTGTTCGCCTCACGCATCCGTGCATGGTGGACAAAAACGGATCGGGTTTAGCCCTGTCTGGGGAAGAACACAGACGCAGAATGCCCGTTCCTCCGTCCACCACATTCATGAAAACTGTTCGCGATCCTCTGGAAATCCATTTCCAGAAGAAGGCTGCTGATCTCAATGTTGCTCCCCCTATCTTTGATACAAACAATACCTCCTACATGGTGATGCTAGATCTGGACGAAATGTCCCTTGCCGACAAGTACGGCTCCAGCGCCAGCAATATTCCCACCTGGATCTGGAAGCAGGTGCACTACATTCTCCAGAAACTGTTGAAGGAAGGGAACATGGAATACATTGATATTACACCTTACAACTTCATCGAGAAGGATGGAGTTGTATGGTGCATTGATTACGGCCACGCTACGCCGTTTCGCGGGACTATCCGCAATTGGTTTCTCAAAGATATGTTGGAAAAGAAACTCCGTCGCTGGAACCCCGATTTCGTGTGATGATAATGATTGTCGGGTAGTTTTTAGTTTTTTACTTTACTTGGCAATGACCGACTCTAGGAAATCGTCGCACACCTTGGACCACGGGCGAGTGCGGGCAAGGGCCACACACGCCTCGGTGGTCTCCTTACCACACATTGCGAGTGCCTTCTCCATACCCTCCGCAACCGCCTCCGCCGTTGTGGTATACTCCGTGAGACCGACACCTGCCGTCATTTGGAGATACGAATACGAGGTCGTAGCAAGCTGCACGCTCGTCTTGTCGTTCATGAACGCCTTGTAGCAGTCCAGTGCCAACACCACCTGTGGGGCGCCCGTCGCCATGTGCTCCAGCTGGCACAGACCGAAGCCCTCGCCCGCTGACGTGTTAATACCTACATCCGCCACATTGTAGAGCTGGTTAATAGCATCGTCGTTGAAGTAGGCCTGCGGAGCCGTCGTGTCAACGATCGTGACACGCGTGCCATACTTCAGGTTGTCCATGCCCAGCAGCTCCAGCTCGTTGAGGTAGATCTGGAGGGGTTGGTAGAATGCGCCGCCCTCGGGCTTGACACCTGTCACAAGCAGAAGATGGTAAGGGGCATCGGGGAACTTCTTGAGTAGACGGGCAAACGCCATGATCGTGAGATCGAGACGCTTACGCTGGGAGTTGCGGTTCATATTCAGGAACACCTT